AGCGAATACGCCAGAGATGACGCGGGCGCTAATACAACGCGGGGTGCTCCAGTCGCTGCGAGAGGCAAGGCACAGGGGCTTTGCTCTCAGCAATGAGGACACGCGAACCGCTCTCGGCGAGAGCCTCACAGCGGTCGAGTTCGCGCACCACGTCGCGGTGCTGGCCCGGCTCCGGGGCGTCGACGAACTGTCGATTTTGGCGAGCGAGGCGGAGGCGCTGGGATACGATGCCTCTAGGAGGCGCTGAGAGGGCCGGTAGAGCGGCAAGTCGCGTTTTGGGCGGTCAGGGTAGCGGAGAAGCAAGAGGGGCCTCAGCGGCCCCTCTCATCGCGTCTGGTGATGTGGTGCTCAGAGCGGGTAGATCACGCCAAAGATGAACGCGCAGAGCAGGACGAACAAAGCGGACTCGATGGCGGGGTGCAGCGGTTTCATTCTATGTGTTCCTCTTCTTCTTTTAGCGCGTAGTCTTGCGCGACCTCTGTGTGTGCGTGGTCCATGCCGACCTGATCCTTGGCGATGCGAATTGCCTCTTCCTCGCTACTCGCAAAGGTGGAGCAAGTGAAGGCAACGTGGTAGCGTCGCAGCGCCGCGCCGTCCCCGAGCCGCATCACCAAACCACCTCTGCGTCCTTGGCTCGGATGATCGAGCAGATTTCATACGATGATCCCGGCTCTACTTCCTCGACCGCGAACGCGATTTCCATGATCTGGTAGAGCATCAGATCGAGCTCCCCGTCGATTATGGTGAGCATCGCTTCGGGGGTGTCTACTTTCCATGTGATGTAGTATTTCATGTCGTCTCTCCTCTTTGTGTGTGTCAAGCTGCGGCTTCTTCGCGCTCTTCGATGATTTCGGACAACGCATCGTTAGCTGCGCAATAGAGCGTCGCGAACGCGATGCGGCATGCAATCTGGCCGAAGCTGTCGCCGGGCTGGGCGATGCCGCCGCAATCGTCTAGCCACTCCTCGCCGTCTTGGGTGTTGTGGCTGGCGCAGAACTCGATGGCCTTGTGGTAATAGATCGCAACCTCGTGCATGTCGCAGGCTTCGTGGATGTAATCGCGCGCGGTGTCCTCGTCGCCGTTGGCGTTGGTGAGGCACTCAAGCGCGATTTCGCGGGCTTTTGTGTAAACGTTCATTGTCGTTCTCCTGTGTGTGGTTGTGGTTCGTTGTCAGGATGCCAGCCCCGCAGGGCTGGACGCCAGATGGTTACTCAGCGGCTGCCAGCGGCTCGATAACGCCAAAACGCCAATCTTCACCAGCATGTCGTAGGTGCTGCGATGGCCTTGAAATGAAATTTCATCGACATGGTTGACGCCGTTGATGATCGCGCGACCGGCAGCGCCGAGGGCAACGTAGCCCACGCCACATTTGCTGAACCGGGCGATCTCATTGGTCCGCTTGTGGCGGTTGGTTTCGATGCGGATGCGAAGGACGATCTCGGTTTGGGTTTCGCGGATGGTCAGGGTCTTGTGCATGGTGTGTGGTCCTGTGTGTCGGGTGGTTGTGGATCAGTAGCCGAGCCATGCGAGCACGGCTTGGGCATCAACGCGGGCGATTTCCCCGCTGGCGTCACGCTCGGTCGTGGGGTTGGCCGCAACGTCTGCAAGGAACTGGTCCCAGTCCTCGTGGTCTGCGTGGCGCCGGCGGAACTCGGCCCAAGCGCGCTTCAGCGAGATCATGACGCCCTCGGCGGAGTCGTAGTAGCCGACGTATTCCATGTGCCGTGCTCCTGTGGTTGCGTTGGTTGTGGGCAATACATGCGAAACGTGACAGCACATGTCAAGGGGGAATGTGAGGGGCGGGCGAAATATTTTGCGGGGCGGTGGTTGGCCTCGGCAGGGCTTGTGAACGCACCACACAACACAGCCTCGCAACCCGCTCGCGCGCGACCCCCCTGCTATGCACCGCCCGCATTGCTGCGCGGTAACTGGCTACCGCTCGGCCCATGTCCCCAGCGCATATCGGCTAAGCCATTGTTTTTGCTAGGGCACGATTTAACATAATGCGGATTATCATACACTCGGCCAGCATCGACCGCCGTTTTCGGCAGCCCGGCACCCCCACCCCCCGCCAAACGCCCGTGCTCCTTTTGCTGCGCAATATACCCACATAGCACAGTGTCTTACGCTCACACACAGCCCGCCGTCTGCCCACATCCAGCCGCTCCCCCATCCCCCTTCCAATGCGACCCGTCTTGCCGTATGTTCCCGTCAGGAGGTGCTCCATGCCCAGCAAGCTCGTTCCGCAAGGCAAGGCCGTTGGCCCGGACTATTCGCTGCCTGCCATGACGAAGAAGCCGCGCGTTCGCGTAACGCCGCAGTTGATGCGCTACATCTCGGATGAGATGGCGATTGGCCGCAACTTGCTGGAGATCCTGTGCGAGCCTGACATGCCGAACTACAGCTCGGTGATGCGCGCGGTTGGCTCTGACGAGGAGATGTACAAGATCTACCGCCACGGTCGTGTTCGTCAGGCTGAGTATCTTGCTGATCGTGCGACGATGCTGGCGAGTGCTCCGTTGCCGACGCATGATGCTGATGGCCGTCCGATGGATGCTCGATGGCTCAATGCTGAGATGCAGCGGCGGAAGCTGGAGATTGAGACGATCCGCTGGACGAAGACGCTGATGTCGCCGAATGGGATACGTGATCGGGTTGATGACAAGCCGACGCATCAGGCGATGACGATTAGCTGGGCTGGCGGCGAGGTTGAGGTGAGGGCTGCGGAGTGAGCAGTCTGAGCGAGCAGTTGCAGGGCATGCAGGGTGATCTGGACGATGCTGTTGAGCGCGAGGATTACGAGGAGGCTCTGGAGATTGCGTTGCTGATCTTGGACATCTACGAGACGCTGCTTGAGCAGATTGGCGTGATGAGGGTCATTCGCAGGACGATCAACTGATGCAGATTGTGATCCCGTATTCGCCGCGTCCGTTGCAGTCGAGGCTGCACAACGAGATGATGCGCAAGCGGTGGGGTGTGATTGTCTGTCATCGCCGGTTTGGCAAGACGGTGTGGGCGATCAACCACATTCTGCGCGCTGCGTTCATGTGCCAGCTAAGCAATCCCCGCTTTGCGTATATGGCCCCGACGTATCGGCAGGCGAAGAACGTGGCGTGGGATTATCTCAAGCAGTTTGCGGGCGCGGTTCCGGGCGTCAAGTTCCACGAGACGGAGCTGCGGTGCGATCTTCCGAATGGGGCTCGGATCAGTCTTCTCGGCGCTGAGAACCCGGACAGTCTGCGGGGGATTTATCTGGACGGCTGCGTGATGGACGAGGTTGCGGACATGCCTGAGAGCGTGTTCCCGGAGGTGATCCGTCCTGCTCTGTCTGATCGCGGTGGCTGGTGCATTTTCGTCGGCACGCCCAAGGGCCAGAACATGTTTTACGAGCTGTATGAGCAGGCGTGTTCGGAGGAGGACTGGCTGGCGGCGGTGTATCGTGCGTCGGAGACGGGCATCTTGCCGCCTGATGAATTGGAAGCTGCGCGCCGGATGATGTCGCCGGACCAGTATGCGCAGGAGTTCGAGTGTTCGTGGAGTGCCAACATACCGGGCGCGATCTATGGCAAGGAGCTGGAGGAGGCGACGGCGGCTGGCAGGGTGACGAAGGTGCCGTATGACCCGGTGTATCGGGTTGATACATGGTGGGATCTGGGCGTTGGCGATTCGACGGCGATCTGGTTCACGCAGACGGTTGGCCGTGCGGTGCATGTCATCGACTTCTACGAGGCTCGGGGCGAGGGTCTGCCGCATTACTGCAAGGTGCTGAACGAGCGCGGGTATCTGTATGGGTCGCACAATGCGCCGCATGACATCGAGGTCCGCGAGCTGGGGTCTGGCAAGAGCCGGCGCGAGGTTGCGTGGGAGTTGGGGCTGAACTTCCGCGTGGTGCCGAGATTGCCGTTGGAAGACGGGATACACGCGGCGCAGATGCTGATCCCGAGGCTGTGGTTCGACCGCGACCTGTGCAAGACGGGCTTGGATGCGTTGCGGCAGTATCACCGTGCTTACAACGAGCGGACCCGTAGCTTCCGGGCTACACCCGTGCATGACTGGTCCAGCCATGCGGCGGATGCGTTTCGGTATTTGGCGGTCGGGTTGAGGGAGAGCGGCGGGGTTGGCAAGGCACCGCAGACGAGGGCGATCATGGACTATGATCCGTTCGCGGCATGATACGCGTGTTTGGTAGTGATGATCGGCTGGCGGTGATGCGGCTTCTGCGCCTGATGCACCAAGAGACGGTGTATTCGCGCAACGAGGTGAACTGGACGAAGGTGCGAGATCGGCTGGACATGCACTGCGGCGGCTACGAGCGGATGGCTGGTTTCGTCGGCGATCTGGACGGGGACGTGGCTGGTGTGTTGCTGGTTGGGTGCGGCGAGAACTGGTTTTCGGAGCAACTGTTCGGTTTCGACGTGGTGTTCTATGTGAGGCCGGATCGGCGCGGGATGCTGCTGGGGCGTGGGTTGTTGCGTGCGTTCGAGGCGTGGGGACGGGAAAAGGGCTGTTGTCAAGTTAGTATTGGGGTTTCCTCGGGAGTTATGGTAGAGAGGACGGGACGTATGCTTGAGCGGCTGGGGTGGGGGCATTCTGGCGGCATCTATAGGAGGGATCTCTGATGGGGAAGTTTTGCGGCGGAGGCGGCGAGACAACGAAGGCCGAATCTTCCAAGGAGAAGAGCCAGACGTTTGCCAAGCAGAGTGTCGCTAGCAGTGGCAAGACGTTCACGACATCCTCTGGCGCAAAAGTTTCGGCACCCCCTCCTCGGCCCGACCTGAATTATCAGAGCAAGAGTATCCTCGGGAAGATCCAGCAGGACATCGCGATGGGCGTTGACGATCTGGTGGGCCAGCGTTCGGACAAGTATTCACCGGCTGAGTGGCAAGCCTACGACATCCGCACGGCGCAGACGAAAGCGAGGATGGCTGCTGAGGCTGACAGCGGCGATGACGATGATGATGAGCCTGCTCCCGCCAAGCCTGCCGAGCCTGCCGCTCCCGAGCCTACTGCCCCTGCTGAGACGGTGACGCAGCCCACGCAGATCGAAACCGCGCAAGCGGATCTGACCAAGGCCGTAGACGAGCTGACGATGCCTTCCGAGGATCGTGCGGCGCGTGAGCGTGAGGCTGGCACGACAACGGCTGAAGAGCGGGTGACAGGCTCATTGCAAATGGATGTCGGCACGGCGGCGGGTGCGGTGGCAGAGCGTGCTGCGGCTGAACAGACGGCGACATCGCAAGCGGAGAAGGAAGCTGCTGACGCACTGTTGAAGGGCCGTCGCGTGACGATCCTGACGACAGCCGGCGGGCTGTTGGCTCCGAGCGAGGAGCAAGTCACTGCGGGGCGCAGCCTGATTGGCGGTCGGAGCCGGGCATGAAGCGCGAACCCATGAATCAGGCGGGCCGCATGGGCAAGGTTGCTGTGCAGCCTGCGAAGGTGATGCAGACGGTCGATCCGCTTGAGCGCATGATGCAGAAGATGGCGGGCCGCACGCATGGGCGTTCGATGGCTGGCATGAAGCAGCCCGCGAGCATGATGACGAGGAAGGTGTAGCATGCAGGTTCCCGAGATCGTCGCGCGGCTGGATCGCCGCTATCGCACGTTGCAGTCGCAGCGGTCGAACTGGGAAAGCCACTGGCAGGAGCTGGCTGACTACATGCTGCCTCGGAAGGCAGACATCACGAAGAAGCGCACCGAGGGCGACAAGCGGACGGAGTTGATCTACGACGGCACGGCGATCCATGCGGTTGAGCTGCTGGCGTCTTCGCTGCACGGGATGCTGACCAGCCCCTCGACCCCGTGGTTTGCGTTGCAGTTCCGGGACCGTGCGCTCCAGCGTGATGACCTGGCGAATGAGTGGCTGCTGGCCTGTCAGGACCAGCTCTACAAGGCGTTCAACCGCTCGAACTTCCAGCAGGAGATCCACGAGCTTTACTACGATCTCGTCGTGTTCGGCACGGGCGCGATGTATTGCGAGGAAGATCCGGTAGTTGGCGTGCGTTTCTCATGCAGGCACATCGCGGAGATCTGCATCTCGGAGGATGCCGAGGGGCGGGTTGATACGGTGTTCCGCAAGTTCAAGATGACGGCGCGGGCGGCGGTCATGCGGTTCGGCGAGGAGAACGTGCCGACGGCGATCTCGAAGGACGCGCAGCAAGACCCGTTCAAGGAGCATGAGATCATCCATGTCGTGATGCCGCGCGAGGGTGCGAGGGGCAAGCTGGCGCGTCAGAAACCGTTCGCCTCGATCTACTACCATGCGGCCACGAAGGCGTTGCTGTCGGAAAGCGGGTTCGACGAGTTCCCGTTTCAGGTGCCGCGTTTCGTGAAGGATAGCGTCTCGACGTACGGCAGATCTCCGGCGATGACGGCGCTGCCTGACGTGAAGATGGTCAACAAGATGTCGGAGGTCACGATCCGGGCTGCTCAGAAGCAGATCGACCCTCCCATGATGGTGCCGGATGACGGGTTCATCCTGCCGATCAGGACAACGCCGGGTTCGCTGAACTTCTACCGGGCTGGCACGCGGGATCGGATGGAGCCGCTGAACGTCGGCGCGAACAATGCGCTCGGCCTGAACATGGAGGAGCAGCGTCGGAACGCGATCCGGCAAGCTTTCTATGTGGACCAGCTCCTGCTCTCGACCGGGCCTGCGATGACGGCGACGGAGGTCTTGCAGCGGAACGAGGAGAAGATGCGGCTGCTGGGGCCGGTTCTCGGGCGGTTGCAGGCAGAGCTGTTGCAGCCCCTGATCGACCGGGTGTTCAACCTGTTGCTGCGTGCGCGCGCGTTGCCACCGGCTCCCGAGGAGTTGCAGGGGCAGAACATCGACATCGAGTATGTGTCTCCGCTGGCGAAGGCGCAGAAGCTGACG